AATTGATTAGCATCTACTGTGACATTTCTAGGATTAATAGATTCAATTTGCTGCCTGCCGTCAGACTCTAACCTAATATCATCAATTTCAGACTGAGTTATGGGCTTGCCTTTACTAGCGTTATCCATTGCCCGTTCTGTGACATTTAAGTGAGTGTTAATCTCTTGGGTGTTTTGAGGAAGAATATCATCTGCCAATTGTTGAGCGGCCTCATGTTCTTCCATTCCTTTTCTTAACTCAGGTGTATCAACGATTCGACCAGACGATACCGCTTTTTTGTAAGCTGCGACTAAGCCATGACCAGCGCCCCGGAGCATTGCTGCGCCTGCGCCTGTGGTTAATACAATATTAAGCGCTTCTTGAAAGGTAGGCTCTCGACCTAACTCTTCTTTATATTGGTATGCGTTATACTGAATGCCTGCCTCAGTAATCATGGCGATACTAGCATCCCAACTCATCTTAGCTGCAATACCCCACTTTGCCGGGGCAGGGGCCAATACCATTGCTGCCACGTTTACCGGGTCAGTCATTGCACCGCCAGCAACGCCCATTAAGCCACCTATAACTCTCTGGG